GAGGTAGTCATTGACGCTCGTCGCGTTGATATGGCGCATCTTCGCCATGACCGTCACCGGCTTATCCTCGTCGTTGTTACAACGATCCGTCAGGTAACTGCGGCGGTACTGCGGCAAAGTTTCATCAGGGTCGTAAACTGCCAAATCAAGTTCCAGCAATGTTGTCGCATTGTATTCGTACAACCGGCTCGACGTGTTGGTTGCCTGACGAATGACGCCGGTCAGCGATATGAACTTCTTGGTCGATTGAACGTACGGCAACGCGAGGGTTAGCTGCTCGCCGTCGATCCATACGCCACCAGACAGCGTGCGAATCCATTGCCCGTTCTGATCGACACCTTGCAGGGTGATGGTCTTGCCAACGTCAGAAGCGTCACCGGGATAGACTCGGATGAAGCTATTCGTCTCGCCGGACATGTCGCGGTAAGAAACGACGGTGCCACGATCCACAAGCTGCTTGCCGACGCACCCGCCATTGTTCTCTCCGAGCAATCCGTATCCGCTTTCCTGAAATTCAAACCATTGATTGCGAACCGTTCCGACGCCGCAGCAATCAGCGACGGACTCGATGGTTTCAATATGACGCGGCCAAGTGATGCACCCTCCGACCGTGTGGATAGTGAAGCGTCCGTACGCGCCTGCCCACAACCCCTTGTGCAGAAGCCGTCGGCACGCCTGATTGATGTAGTCGTAAACGCGAGGGTCATCGACGCAGACGCCGACTACACGGGCGATTGTCGAGCGAATGTCCTGAACGATTAGCTTCATTTGGTGTAATAGACTCGGATGGTTCGCTTGATGAAGTAAACGCCGTAGAACGGAGGAAGGTTGTTGTGGCCGACAGCGTTCTGGGTATCGTTGCCAGTCTTGTCGGCAGTGGTAGTTCCGATATCACCAGTAGTGATGCTCGGGCCAGCTCCGCCGCCTCCGCTCCCAGCAGCACCTTGAAGGATCTGTGTGGGGTACGAACCAAGTCCGCTCCAAGACTTGTTGACGAGGTAATAATCGTCGTTTGCCGGAGCAATCAACTGAGCGACACCGTGAGTGTGTTCGTTGAACGGAGTCTCTGGAACCGTCAGCGTGTGCTTGTCCTCGCCAACGATTGATGTCGATGTCGCCTTTCCCTGAACAACAACCGCACCGCTCGCAACAAACGCTCCAACACCGACCGGGAAGCGAGCCTCAAACTCAGTGTCAACTTCCCACATCGGGCCAGTTCTGATTGTCGCCGTAGCCGTTCCGTCGCCGCCGTCGTAAGAAAGAAGATCCGTGGTCGTTCCGACAAAGATGCGACGCTCGTTTGCCGCCGTAACTGGGTTTTTACGAAGCCAGAATCCCTGATCAAAAATCCACCACTGCCCATCCTCATCAAGCCACGGATAAATCCGATTGTTGATCGCCGGATACGTCGGTCCAAAATTGAAGAACGAGTTTCCAATCGTGCTGTTGAAAACGGCTTGCGTGCCTCCGATGATATCGTTGGCCAAGTTCTGGTAGTTCAACGGACAATAACTCACCGGAAGACTTGGAGGTGTAAGCGTGATTAAGGTTAGGTTTGGCATACTATTCCGATGTGTAGGTAAACGGGTTTACGTCGCAAGCATCAAGAGTCTTGCATCCTTCGAAAACAAGGCACTCGCCCACCGCAGGTTCCTGAACGTCGTAAGCGTGAACGCGGATGCTCTTGATGCGGCAATATCCCGTAACTGTCAGGCTCATTTGAACCTCGTACATGTTTCGAGTCGGTGTGCTAATGCTCGAATTGCACGGAATATCCGAAGGAGTCGGCAAGCGCATCTTCGGCCTGTACTGCGGCTGGAAATTGACCAGCGGACAAGCAGGTTGGCACTGCAAAGTTGTCGCGCATTCAGCCCAGTCTGCCCACTCAATCCATCCGGGGTACTGGTCGGGTCGATACTCGACATTGAAAGAAGCGTCTCCGTCCAGCGAATCAATGAAGATGTCGCCCGAATCAAGCCGCTTCAATCCAAACGGAAGCTCGAAGTTGTAGGCGCGAGTATGAACCAGCCACTGAATCTCCTTCTTTCCGTCAGCAATGTTGTTGTCGAACTTGTCGCCCTTGCTGATTTCCCAAATCTGAATCGTCCCGTTTTCACCGCGAGCAATCGAAAAGCATCTGTCACCGTAAACGCTCTCCGTCTTCAAAACCTGCAACACATCGAGTCCAGTCCAGATTCCTGCCCACGCGGGAGGAAACTTTTTCCGCATCGACGTAATCAGGTCGAAATCCAAAACCATCAACGCCTTGTGGATAACGCCTTGGGCATTATACCGAGGCTGTCCGGTCATCAGCAATCGATTGTCGAACACGACCGCAGATCCAGACCACAGAAGACTGGTTTGATCGTTCTCAGCGATGTTCAGAATCTCGCCGCTGATCGGTGTATTCCCCGGATCAGTAAACGAACGACGAGCGATGATGAACGAGCGGACACCATCGACTGCGCGGTAGAACACGTCACCGTTGACAGTAATGGCCGACCTAGCGCCAAGCGCACCGCTAGTCAGCAAACTGATGGCCTGAATCGGATAGCTCAGGTTCTTCCATGTATCACGATCAACAGGAGCTTGAACTGAGAAGACGTATCGAGGAGTAAAGACTAGTAGCGGACCCTGCCCAAGCGACGTATCTGGATCGCCGGGGACGGCCATTGCAGTGATTCCTCCTGAATCCGACGGAACCGCAAAGTCTCCGCCTTCGTTGAGGAAGGTATTCTCGGTTTCTTTGAGAACACTCGCTCGCGTACCATCTCCATAAACAATGTCCGTTGCTCTGAATGAGAATCCATTTGGAAGCGCGTACCAGATACGTCCGTTGACGTAGGCCATTACTCTTCCGCACTTGATTTCGTCGGTGGTTGCGCGGCGCAGGCTTGATCCGTTGAAGATCAGCGGTGTGCTCTGACCATCTTGAATGACAACGAAGTTCTCAGCCTGAACCATCCAGCCATCGAGTATGTTTGATGGGTTCTCAAGATTGGGCGAAGCTGAAAGGTTTTGAACGCTGTTTTGAAGGCAGTCGTAAAGCCACACTTTACCACTGATTAGCATCAGGATGAACGTCGCTCCGTTGTCGCCGATGTATGGGAGCGCACACTGGAACACGCCGGTCAAATTGCTCGAACCGTAGCATTCCTCGGAGTAGCCGTCCGCCGTGACATTGGTTTGGTCCGCAGTGACGAGCGTGCTGTCTGCCGTAATCGACAAGCATACGTCGTAATCTTTCTGGATGAAACCGGGTCGAGGAGAGATGAATCCCTGCCGAAAGCTGGCGTTGACCGCGAAGGCGACCTGATTCTTGTCCACCTCAGACGGCATCACACCAGCGTCAATGCCACCCTCAAAGGTGACAGACCCATCCGTGTACCTCCGTGGTGCGCGTTCGCTCATGGCTTAAGCCTGAATCCGTTGGACAGAGAATGAGGAGCCTTGATCGACGTAAAGATTTTGGTCTGTACCAATCAAAACCTCATAAAAATCAGTTAGAGCGGTTGCTTGATCAATATAAACAAGAGATACTGGATTGTATCCACTGGATGTAACAGCGAATGATTTTGACGCTAAAACATCAGAGCCGTTTCTTCTGATAAAAACAGTAACGTTTGCGGTTGCTCCTACCGCATCAAGATTGAAATAAGCGTCTATTCTGTAGTATCCGGTGTACGGAACCGTAAACCGACCGCTTGAAGCGGTGAATCCAGAAGCTGAATCAAGGCCAGCGTAAGACGCTGTCGTGTAAACAGATGTGCTGTATGGATTGCTTGCCGAAGTTGAACTGACATTCGGGGCATTTGCAGCTCCAAGACCAGTCACCCTCCGCGTAAACGTGACGTAGTTGAACGCTGCTCCGCTGGCCGTCGATGCAATGCTGATGGTGCCAGCACCCGGCGTAATCGTGATGTTCGATCCTGCCGTCAGACTTGCCAGCGTGTATCCCGTTCCATTGCCAATGAGCAGTTGGCCATTGGTAGGTACGGTCGATAGGTTCGTTCCGCCGTTTGCAACCGGCAACACGCCGCTAATATCGCCCACAGGAACCGTTGCGACGGTCGATAGAAACCCAGATCCGCTCGACCCTTGAGTCTTGAGATAACCAGATGAAAACGAATTGAGCGCCGTTGCGCTTGGAACCGATGCGTCGGGAGTTCGAACAATGTACGTCGCTGCGGAGGATGCTCCGCCAGACGCTCCTGCCGCACCCGTAGCGCCAATTGCACCCGACAGCGTGATAAGTGAACCAATAGGAATCACCGTCGTAGGAATCGCATTTGGGATTCCAAGAACGCCTGCAAGTGGGTTTTGTAGGGTTACCAGCAAACCGTCTACCGATGTAACCTGCAAGTAGCCGCATCCCTGAACCGATACAAAAAATTGTCCAGCAACCGACTCTGGAAGAAACGAAGTGTTTGCAACCGCAACGACAACCGATGCTCCAAAAGTTGGAACTACAAACGACGCGGTCGTATACGAGAACGCATTTTCCCCGTTCGCGCCGTTCGTTCCGTTAGTACCCGCAGCACCCTGTGGTCCGGGGACATTCACGACAACCGGAACGGTATCGCAAGGCTGGCAACAGCCGGTTGAAGAAACAAGTTGCGACGGCATATTTTTCCTTTGCCAGACCGTCAAGTCCAGCGAGAACTAATGCAAGGCCAAACTATGCCAGAGCAAGTGTCAGAGCATCCATTGATCGACCACAAGTACGGGATTCGTTCGCCCGTCAAGATTCCAGACCTAGAACTGGAACTCTACGCATTCCGAAATCGGCTCCAACCGAATGAGGGCGGACTAGGTACTTTCGATCATTTTCGTAACGCCACGAAAATGTTATGGCCGAAGATGAGCTGGAACCCGTGGCTCGAAGCACAGGTCGAAGGTCTTTGCGAACACGACTACGTCGGATGGGCAGGTTGCGGCGCGAGCGGAAAGACTTTCGGCGCGACGCTCTTTGCGACTGTTTGGTGGCTGGCCAACCCGTCCAAAACAACCGTTGTTCTCACGTCTACAACGGCAAAGATGATCCGAAAGCGTATGTGGGCCAATCTTCAGGATCTTGTTCGGAAATCACGCGGATTCCCCGGAAACATGGTCGATTCGAAGATGAGTCTTCAAGCCATCAAAGGAGACGACCGACACTCCATTTCGGCTATCGCCGTCGCCGAGGGCAACACATCGAAGGCTGTGGCCAACATTCAGGGCATCCACGCCGAGCGTGTGATGGTTATTATCGACGAAGCTACGGATACGCCTGAAGCGGCTTTCGAAGCGTGTACGAACCTTTCTAAGGGTTGCCGCGAGTTCAAGATGTTGGTCATCGGAAACCCCGCCTCAAAGTTTGATCCGCATGGACGCTTCTGCACACCGGCAAAGGGTTGGCGCAGCGTAACGATTGAAGACCAACATTGGCTGACAGAACGCGGGATGTGCCGACGCTTTGACGGCATGAAGTCGCCCAACATCAGCGAGGGGCGCACGAAGTATCCGTACCTCATTACTCAGGATCAGGTCTTGTCGGCTATGCGACATGAGGGCGAGCAAAGCCCTACGTTTTGGAAGTACACACGCGGATTCTGGTCGCCGGACGGCATGGTCAAGACGGTTCTGTCCGAATCGCTGATCGAGACGCACACACCTACAAAAAGTTTGGTGTTTACGACCAATGTACAAATCGTTGCCGGTCTTGATCCGGGCTTTGGTGGCGACAGATGTATCCTTCGCTTTGCCAAGGTTGGCACCGCAAACGACAAGGTCAGCATACTTTTTCAGGACATCATCCATATATCCGTCAACGCTCAACTAACGGAGCCGGTGCATTACCAGATAGCCAATCGGGTTAAAGAGGAATGCAACAAGCGCGGCGTTCCACCGGACAAATTTGGTCTGGATTCAAGCGGTGAAGGCGGTGGGTTGGCTGACATCTTGACCCGCGAATGGGGTGTAATTCATCGCGTTGAGTTCGGTGGCTCGCCATCAACGATTCCTGTCAGCGACGAGGACAGTAGGCCATGCAATGAGGCTTACGATAGAAAGGTAACGGAACTCTGGTTCTCGATGCGTAAATGGGCCGTTGAAGAGCGCCTTGGAGGCATGGATATCGAGACGTTGCAGGAGTTTTGCGCCCGTATGTTCGATGATTCCAAGCGAAAAATATCGGTCGAATCCAAGACCGTGATGAAGCAGCGAACCGGAAAATCGCCTGATTTGGCCGACGCTGCTGTAGTCTTGCTTGATCTAGTCCGCAAAACTGCTGTTTTGGAGCCGCGCTTTACGAAGATGGATAAGGTCTGGGAAAAGCTAGTGAAGGACGCAGATTCAATTTACTACGACGAAACAATTGAAGCATGAGCAAAACCACTGGTTACAAAGTTCTGAACGAACACATGGTCATCCCCGGCGGATGGCATTACCGCATTCCTGAGACTGGGATTGAAGTACCCGGAGGATCATGGGCGCAGCTCCATGAGTTTGTTCGCAATCACTACACGGCAAACGCGATTCAAATCCCGAGCAACCTTGACGATTTAATCACCGAATATGCGTGTCGTAACGGTGCTGATTGCTCTTACAACGAAGTTAATATTCCCAAGCCAGAAGGACGTAAATCGCTTCAGATCGGAGACGTCATTCGGTTCAGCATGAGTCTTCTCCACGGACTTACCGTTGGCGGCGGCAAGGTGGATCAGGCGGAAGCAAATCGACGCGCAAGCATCTGCTCAACTTGTTCGTTCAACCGAAAACCACTCGGATGCACAGGATGCAACGCCCGTGTGCTAAAGGATGCTGTCAAAACTTTCTCTCAACACGGCAGCACTCCGGTAGACGAAAACCTGCAAAGCTGCGAGTTTTGCGGTTGCTTTATCAGAAGCATGGTTTGGTTTCCCATTGAAACCCTTCATAAATTCTCGGACGCTACAGAGAACGAAAACCTTCCGGCTCACTGCTGGAAAAAACGACCATGTACGGAAACTTAGCCCAACTGCCGCTTGAAACTATCAACGAAGACGGCAAAGCGCCTGAAACGCGCATAGCCGACGCGGCATCCGCTCGCGAAATCTTCCAGAAGCTTATCATGGCTGATGAGCTGCGTAATAGTACGCGAGCCAAGCTGCGCGGTCTGGTCGATGGAAATCCTCCGTACAATCCAGCAGAACTGCGCCGCAACAACCAAGCGTTCCGCACCAACGTCAACTTCCGCGAGTCGGAAGCGTTCCTCACGCTGGCAATGTCAGCCTTCTACGACGTGTTCGCCGAGGTTCCGACCTACACGAACATTCGTACCGCGTACGGCAATGACATGGATAAGCGGGAGGAATGGTCGAAGATTATCACGGAAGAGTTTGACCGGCTCCAGAAGCTCGACAAGGACTTCGACTACATCATGCAGCTCTCGCAGCGTGAGATGGTCCTTATTGGCGATGGTCCGCTGATCTTCGAGGACAATACCAACTGGCGCTGCAAAGCCATCATGGCGACGGACTTGCTTGTCCCAGACGGCACTAAGTCAAACGTGAGCGACTGGAAGGTAGCCTGCGTCCGTACGCGCATGGGCGTGGATGATCTGTTCGAGAAGATCCAAGACGAAAAGGCGGCAAAAGCTTCCGGTTGGGATGTCGATTATGTCCGCGAACGCATTCGTGCGGCGATGCCTGAGCCGTATCGCTCAGGTGTTCAGTACGACTGGGAGTTCTTCCAGAAGCAGCTTCGCTCAAACGACATCACGTTTTCCGCTCGTTCCGAGGTCGTGCTGATGTGCCACGTTTTCTACAAGGAATTTGATGGTCAGATCAGCCATGTAATCATCGACGAACGCGACAGCGAGAGCTTTATGTATCGCAAGCTTCGCCGGTTCAGCCGGTGGGAGCAGGTCATTCATCCGATGTACTACGACCGTGGCGACGGCGAGCATCACGGCGTTAAGGGCTTGGGCATCAAGATGCTTCAGCCGATGGAGCTAAAGAATCGTCTTCGCTGCTCAATGGTAGACAGCGCGTTTGCGAGGACTCAGATTCTATTCCGACCCCTGAACGCCAATGCGCTGAGCAAGACAAGCGTCGTACAGCAAGGACCGTATGCCATTCTTCCGCCAGATTACGAAGTCGTTCAGCAGAATATTGCTGGAGTTCTGGATGCTCCAATGGCGGTCAATGCGGACCTTGAAAATGTTCTTCAAGGCAATCTCTCTCAGTATCGCCAATCGCTCAACAAACCGCAGGGCAACCCCCGTACAGCGACGGAAGTTCAAGCAATCGTCTCGCAGCAGTCCGCCATCGGCAAGACGCAGTTGAGCCGGTATTACACTCAGCTCGATTCCTTCTTTGAGGAGCGGTACAACCGCGCTTCGAATCCTAATCTGAACCCGATTACGAAGTCCGATAAGGACGCCATCGAGTTCCAGCGTCGATGCAAAGAACGTGGCGTTCCTGTGCAGGCGATGATCGACATCGACTACGTTGAGGCGACTAGGACTGTGGGCCAAGGTTCACAGTTCGCTAAGCAACAGCTCCTCGGTTCGCTTCTCCAGTTGTCCGGTTCGCTTCCAGAGGGAGGCAAAATTAACCTGCTCAAGGACTATATTGCCGCACAGGTTGGCCAACAGATGGTGGATCGTTATCTGCCATCTCAGCTTCAGTCGTCTCGTACGCAGGATCAAGCCGCTCTCGCCGTTCTGGAACACGCATCACTGCGTCAGGGCAACATGCCGCTCGTCACCGATACGCAGAATCAGATCATCCACATCGAGACTCACCTTGGCGCGGCGAACGAAGCAGCGTCATCGCTTCAAGGTGGCGGAAACCCAGAGGAAATCATGCTCTTCATGCAGGGTATTGGTCAGCATGTTCAGCAGCACATCCAGAGGCTCGCAACCGATCCGTCGCGCAAGCAGCAGGTCGATGCGTACGTCCAACAGCTCGGAATGCTCGGGCAGACCGTCGAGCAGCTTGGTCAGATGCTCCAAGAGCAGCAGCAAGCGATGGCTCAGCAGCAGCAGGCTCAGGCGATTCAGCAAGGCTCTGATCCTCGTACCGCCGTAATGAACGCGGAGGTTCAGGCGAAAATCGCTCGCCAGAACGCCGAGACTATGGCCAACATCCAGCGTCAGAACACGAAGGCGATGGCAGATTTGTCACGCCGGAATGCGAAGACGACCGCTGATATTCAGCGTGCGAATGCAACTGCGGAATCCAACTTGTCGCGTCAGGGATAAAATATGGAAAACGAACAAAATGTCGCTCAATTCATCGCCGATCAGTTCCCTAAAATGGGAGGATGGTGCGATCCGAAAAAGGGGCTTGAAATTGCCAAGCTTGTCCTCGAATCAAAGCCTCAAAGGATTGCTGAAGTAGGCGTTTTTGAAGGCAAGTCAACGCTTGCTCTAGCCTACGCATGCAAGCTCAACGGAAGCGGAACCGTTTACGCCATCGACTCTTGGAAGAAAGAGGACTGCATCGATGACGAGTCTACTGCGAATCAAGAGTGGTGGGCTACGCTTGATCTGGACAGGCACTACGAGGCTTTTGTTGAACACACAGTTCGCGCTGGAGTCGTGAAAAACATTCAGTTCTGTCGCATGTCTTCGTGGGACGCATCGCGATTTCTGCCCGACATGGACATGGTTCACATCGATGCCAATCACGCCGAATGGCCGTCTACGAGCGATGTCGTCAACTGGCTCCCCAAGCTAAAGGTTGGCGGCTATCTGGTCATGGACGATGTGAACTGGGATTCAACCCAGACAGCCCTCAAGTTCGTCCTCAAGCGTTGCGAATTTATTTCGCGATTTGACCTTAACGAGAGCGTATTTGCCATCTATCGAAAGTTAAAGTAACCCCGTGGAAACGGTCGTTATCACGGTGCGAGGTTCTTCTCGCATCCCGCGCTTAAAAGAAAACCTTGAATCCGCTGGAATCAATAGCTATCGGATTTTCTATGGTCTTGATGGGAAGAAGTCTGGGCTAAAGGCCAGCATTCCGTACGAGGTCGATAACCCCGGCTCTGGATACACAATCTGCCACAAGCATGTCGGATGCACGATGTCGCATTGGATGCTCTGGAACGCCCTAGAGTTTGATCCAAACACTCCTGACATGGTCATGGTGCTTGAGGATGACATCTTGTTCAGGCCGAACTGGCGCGAGACGGTTGAACGCGCTCTAACCAAGCTTCCTGAGAACTGGGATTTGCTCTATCCCGGCTCATGCTGCGTTCACGGCAAGATTAGCCGTGAGTATGATTCCAATCTGTTCGAGGGGATGCCGCTCTGCACCCACTGCTACGTTGTCCGAAAGAAGGCGCTGAAGACGTTAATCGAGACGAACGAGAAAATTTACGCTCCGATTGATTTGCAGATGTATTTCAACAGCAAGCATCACCTCAACTGCTTCACAATTTTCCCGCGTGTCGCCGACCAAGAGGGAATGAATTTAGCCGACTAAAACTATGGGTTCACCATTCAACGGAGACACATTCATTGAGCAGGAGTTTCTTTACCTCAAGGAACGCTTCGAGCTTACGACTGCGGTCGAAACAGGAACGCACGAAGGTGATACAACCATCTGGTTGGCCAAGAACTTCCTGAAGACGGTTTCCTGCGAACTTGACAATGATCGGGTTGAGAAGGCGAAGGAGCGGTTCAAGCGCGAGAATGTCTACGTCGAGATGTTCGAAGGTAGCAGCGATGCCTGTATGAACTGGTTCATCCCGCATCACGGGGTTGGACACGACACAATTTTCTTTCTCGACGCGCATTGGAACGACTATCTACCGCTTCTCGAAGAGCTTGAGGCTATCAATCGGTTCGATATTCATCCAGTCATCGCAATCCACGACTTCAAAGAACCCACCGGACAGCTTGGTTACGACGCTTACAAAGAGCATGAAATATGTTTTGGATACGTCAAAGAGAAGCTAGACGCTATTTATAGGGCTAAAACTTTAACTCAGCGTTATGGCTATAGCTACTACTACAATCATCCGAGCCGATGCACGGGTGCGCGACGTGGTATCATCTACATCCTTCCAAACCGATGAAAGTTGATTTCGAGAATACACCGACCTTCATCGTCTCAAAACCTGAGGGCGAAAAAGAGAAGCGGTGCATCAGATACATGAAGTCATTCGGAATCGATGCGGTTCCGATTTACGGCTTTCGTTCGCATAACTGCGGCATCTCAACCGACTACTATCACACTCGCGAAAAGGAAAAGGCGAAGTGCAAGACCATCGTCGCCGGACTTAGTCACTTCTCCGTTTGGTCGGCCATCAAGTGGATGGTTGAATCAAAGGTAACCGATCATCGCACCTTCCTGATCGTCGAGGATGACGTTGAGTTTCTTGACGAGAACTGGAAAGCAAAGGCCAACGACAACCTTGAGTTTCTGCCGAATGACTGGCACGTCGTCTACCTTGGAAGTTGCTGCACCGACCCCATCGAAGACCACGGTTACATCGCATCAAACCTTTACAAACTGGTGAGAGGCATGTGTACCCACGCATATCTTGTAAATTACGAGGGCGTTTGTAAGCTCCTCGAAACGAATCAAAAGGTCTGGGCACCAATCGACATCCAGATGCTGGTCGATTCAATGCCAAGGATGAACTTCTACGGGGTTCTTCCAAGGTTAGCTACGCAGGAGAACACAAACTTGTATCCATGATGAAAGACATAATCCGAAGCCTGTCCCTCAAGGCACTCAAACGATTTGCAACGGGCGGCGATGGTCCGGCGGATCTTCTTCAGGAAATCGAAGACCTTCGCAAAACGCTTGAGATTCGAACCAAAGAACATGACGAGCATCTGACCGAGGTCCGCGAGGAGCGCGATCATTGGCTTGCCCTCTACGATGAAATCAAATTCGCTGCCGAGTTTCTAATGAGCTACGCAAAAAATGACGTCCCCAAGCTGAGTGAACAAACCGATTGGGAGACTGGCAAAATCGTCCTGCCGCAGGAAACGGGGACGTACTACTTCAACCCGGCAATCATGCTCGAACCAGATGGTCGAATCATGCTTTTTGCCCGTCGCTGCCGTAACAAGCGCGAGAAGGACGAGGATGTCTACATCGAGAAAAATGACATCGTCATATTCGAACTGAGTCAGGATCTTCGCGCCACAAAGAAGTCTTTGACCCAGTTAATCTCCCATTACCCCCTCGAACAGTTCGAAGACCCTCGCGTCCTCAAATTCGGCGACAAGTACGGGCTTGCGTGCTGCACATTCGTCCCGTTCAAGAGCTACGCGCACCAAGGAATGTTCCTTCTGGACAAGCATTTCCTGAACGTAGGCCGTTTCGACATGATCTACGGCAACAACTACGCGCAGGCCATGATCAACGATGGGCATGAGAAGAACTGGCTCTACTTCGTCCACGATAACGCGCCACACATGGTGTATTCGGCCAATCCTCACGTCGTTGTACGCCTTAATGGGCGTTTAGAGAAGGAGGAGGAATACGTCACCGACGAGTTCAATCCGCTCTGGAAGTTTGGCGAGGTGCGCGGAGGCTCCAATCCGATCCTATGCGACGGCTTGTACTGGACTTTCTTCCACAGCTCGCTGCCGTGGATCAACAAGAAGCGCCGTTACTACATGGGTGCCTACGCTTTCGAGGCGAAGCCGCCTTTCCGCATCGTCCGCATGACGACGTTGCCGCTTCTGACTGGAACGAATCAGCAGGATTGGTGGCCGGGATTGCCTGCGGTCGTCTTCCCGTGCGGCGCATTCTTCGATACCGCAAAGAATAAGTTCGTCGTCTCGTACGGAATCAACGATGTGGACTGCGGTTACATCAAGATTCCGTTGGCCGACTTGCTTGAGGTGACGAAGGTGATTCGACCCAAGCGTGACGTCGTCAACAAAGAGAACCCAATCAAACTCGACGAAGTTCTCGATCCAATTCCGCAGAGACATAAACTAAAACGAAACAAGAAATCAAAGTATGATGAACTGGCTAAGAGGCTCGACGAAGAACCGCAAGGAGATGGCGAAAAGTCTGATGGACTTGCCTGAAGTAGACATTCTCGAATGGACAACGGCTGGCCAACAGGGCGAACTTGCGCTTATTTTGCGAAATCCGATTCTTCGGATGGCTTTACGCATCGTGGCTGAGTCGATGCCGGTGCCTATGCCCTCCCAAGGAAGCAAGGAATCGGACATTGTTTTCGCTGCCGGTGTAACCGCTGGCTACGCTCATTGCCTCGAAAACATTCGAAAACTTGCAGTAACCGACACAACGAGAGAACCTGAAGCAACATTTGAAAAACAATACTAACATTTTATGGAAGAACCACTGAACTCACCGACCGTTAACTCCGCGCAAACGCCTGATTTCGAAAGCTCCTTTATCGAATCTTTCAAGGCTAACACTCTTGAGGATGCTGCCGCTGGAGAGGCTAGTGCAAAAGCTTCGCAAGTAACTGAGGAGCCTAAGCAGAAGAAGCAAACGCAGCCTAAGTCCGAAGCGAACACCAAGCTCAGCAAGTCTGAGATGGATATCGAGCGGATGTTCAGCCCGAAAGAGAAGGCTCCAGCTACCGAGGATTCCTCGGCTACTGATGACTCTGGCATCCCTGAGTCCATCAAATCTACGAAAGCCGCTGATGCTTTTCGCAAGATCAAGGAAGAGAAGGCGCAGTTGGCCAAGCAGCTTGAGGAGATGAAGTCTGGCAAGGTTGCCAATCCAAACTTCGAAGCGCAGCTCAAGACTTTGCAGGAGGAGCGTGACGCGCTTTCCGAACGTGTTCGACTCCTCGACATTGAGCGCCATCCCAACTTCGTCAAAAAGTACGAAGGCAAGATTACCGGCGTGTTCGACTCGATGAAATCGGTCGTCGGCACGGACGGCGACAGGCTTATTGGCCTACTCAAGTCTCCTGAGAACGATTATCGGAACTCGCAGATCGACGACATTGTCGAGGGTCTTTCTCCGTCCAAGAAAGCAAAGCTTGGCGCTCTAATCGTCAAGTACGACGAGATTAACGGCGAGAAGTCTGCGGAGATGTCCGAAGCGAAGTCCGATTACGACTCGATCATTTCGAAGTACCAGCAGGACAACGAGGAAGGCACTCGCGCTGCACTGGAGTCGGCCAATAAAACTTGGACAAAGGTCAGCGAGAACGCTCGCGCTCTGGAAATCTTTGAGCCGCGTGAAAACGACGACGAATGGAACACGGAACTAACTGGCCGACTTAGCCTCGCGCAGCAGATCTTCAACGGCGAGAACAGCGAAGAAGACCTCGCCAAGGCCGCTCTATGGGCCGCTGCCGCACCCAAATACCGCGAGCTTCTCTACTCTCAGGTCGAGGTAAACAAGCGCCTGCAAGCCGAACTGGCGAAGTATCGGGGCAGTGAACCCGGTGTTAGCTCGAAAGCAACGGCTGGCGGCTCCCGTGCATCAAATGCGAATGGTTCGAAGAGCGAGGACTTTGTCACGAACGTCCTGAAGTCGTTAGGACGCTGACTTTACGTGTAGAAGTAATTATCCCCCGGTGGTTTTTGTTACCGCTGGGGGATTTTTCTTTGAATCACTTACGATACGGACCGCTGCCGCCGCGATACGGACCACTGCCACTTGGGGCAGGCTTCGGTTTAACCGGAGGCTTCGATGGCGGAGACTGCTTGTAAGGTCCGCTGCCACTCCCCTTAACAGACGGTGAACCTTTGTACGGTGCGTTATTGCTCATAATTTTGCTTTCTTCCGCATCCTATGCTGGTAACCGATCTTCTGGAAACTGGTTTTTTCGCGTTTGAACCGGGATTTCTCCGCGCTGCTCATCTCCATCGTCGTCTTTGGGGTCTTATCGCTCACGCGCTTGGTGGGTCTGCACGCTGGATATCCGGCGCGTTCCTCACCTTCCTGACGACCGCATGGTTTGCCGGTCTTGATGTCCACCCATTTCTCGGCGAACCAACGGCCTAGACCGCCACGGACCTTTTTATCCGACATTGGCAACCTTGTATTTGCCGCCGCGCTTCTTGTACTCGCGAACGAGCCAAGCATTAGCGTATGCGGATGGATACACGTCGAACTTCGATTTCGCCGCTGACTTCATCTTGCTGTAGAGCGACGTATTGGTCGGGACGTTCTTTTTCATGGCTTAGGAAGTGCGTACCAGCCTTCTGAGAGCGTTATACGGTTCTGAGAGCGCACCGTTTTGCCGGTAGAGTCAACCACCCAAACCTTTGCCTTAACGCTTTCAGCGAGGCGCACAGGCTCACCGTGGGGGACGTAAATCACCCGGCTCGCGCAGCTCACGCTCATGCTCATCAATGCGAGCAAGCAGACCGCGCTTAAGATCGGGTTGTTTTTTCGCATCTTCGCTTGTGACATCCTGCTTCGTCAGCGCGTGAAGCCAGATAACCAGCTTCATCACCAAGTCGGCCAAGAAGTTCATTCAGCTTTGGCGACGTCGGGCGCAGCCTTCGCGGCCTTCTTGTTGTTGTAAACAGACCAGCCAACGCCAGCGATGCTTACGACAGCGCCTACGAGTTCAGCGAGTTGATCAGCACTGGCCAACCCTTTGGCGACGAGGAAACCACCGGCAGCGGTCAAGATGTGGCGGACAAGAGAGGCGAGATTAGGATTCATTTTTCTGTTTTTAGTTTGCGATACAGTTCGAGTGCTTTGACGGCGCAGGTTAGAAGCGCGGCGAATGCGCCAAGAGCTAACGACGCAGTCTTGAGATGAGGATCTGAAAATACCGCGTTCCCCAGAATACCGATGATCGGACCACCGACGCCGATTGAGATGTCTCTAATAAAAGCGTGGTGGTCCGTCATCGTGATGGTTAGTTAGCGAGCGGAGCCTCTGCAAGCGAATCAGCCGTTGCCACAACCGGCACCGGATTCGCCAACTTGTAAGCCTCCACAACTGCCGAAGTCCACAGCGCATTGGCGATATTCACAACCTCGGTTGGCTGCCCTTCCAGCGAGTCACCGGGGTTCAATGTGTATTGCGAGGTAATCTCAGAACCCACAATCGAACCGCTGTTGTCGTAATCAACGCCGGTCGTCACGAACAGCGAGTTGTTCTGGTTGCACTGCACTGCGACAATGTTGACTGGTACGATCATTGGATGGTGGGGCTAGAGGTTTGAGCGGCGGCGTAGGCTGCGACAGCGGCAGGAGTCCAGACAGCGTTGGCAATCGCTACAACCTGTTCAGGCTGACCCGTAAGGTCTGAGCCGGGAGGCAAGCAATAGCGGCGGAAGGTGGAAGCCTTCACGACTTCGCCATCGACGATCTGATCCGATAGTCGAACCTGAAGGACGGTTGAAGGAAGAACCTCGCAGAGAGAGAATATGGTGCGTTCGGTGAGCATATGATTAGACGGTGTAGGTTAAGTTAGCCCAAATGTATTGAACAGAACCGGGGTTAAATGTTACATCGGCAAATGCAGAGTTAGAAACAGATGAGTACATAGAAATAGCTGTTCCAGATGCTGTACACAATCCAAAAATAGATCCAGTGAATGTTGCTGCTCCGTAAAAACCAGCACTTGCGACGGTTTCTACAGTTCCGTTTGCAAATGGTAATCCAGAAATGGAAATTCTTCCTGAATATCCTGTAGTAATTATATTTGAGAAAAACACCTGAGCAGTTACTGTTCTGCCTATCTTAGTGTATTTACCAACTGTTGTTAAAAGAGTTGCAGGATTAGTAACACTTCCATTCAACGTAGCGGTAAACGTCCCCTCCTCGTAATCGTTCAGTAGCTCGGAGGTCATCGTTCCGCTGCCGTCCGCAGTCGCGGAGAAGTCGATGCCTTTGCCGGACGTTGACATTACCAAGTTACCGTTGGCTATTTTTACGTTGCCAGTGGAGTCGAGCCGCATCCGTTCAGCGGTTGCCACTCCGTTTGCGGTAACACCAAACACCATTGCGCTGGCGTAATTACCGTCCGTAGCGTTTTCCTTGATTGTCTTAATGCATCCCGCACGGGCAATCACGGTGCTTGGAGCTAGGAAAACATAACCCATGCTCAATCCGCCACCGTTATTGATAGCAAGAGCAGATGTATCAACCACATTAAGCGATTGAATTTCTATTCCAGTTCCAACCGCACTGCGAACATCAAGTTTTGAACCAGCAATCGGTGCCGCCGTACCAATACCCACCTGATCATTCGTCGCATCAACCTTCAGCGTCGAGGTGTCCACCGTCAGATCGCCAGTGATGGCGGCGGAGCCAGCGGTGACGAGTCCGGCAACGGTCAGCGCATCGGTCGTCTTGTTGTAAACCAGACCGGCATCGCCTGCCAGATTCGTTCCGCCATCATTGAAGATGACTTGAGTCGTCGCACCGGGAAGACCAACGCCGCCTCCAAGAGCCGTGTACAGCTCGGTGAAGTTCTGGTTGGTATAATCGAACGAGGTCCGCAGCGGCGTCCCCGTTCCGTCGTTCGGCGATGCGCCGATATTGATGGTTTGCTTTGACATATATGACTAAATGAATGTTTCGTTGACCTACAGAAATTCGGTCATGTCCGCCGTGATGATCGTCACATCCGCGCTTATCACCGTGTTATCCGCCGTGATATCCGCCATTCCGCCAAGCGTCGCCGCTTCCCAGAGTAGGCCAATCTCCAGCAGAATTCGTTCACGCGGACTCATGCACGAAGCTCCCTGAGCCTCCGCAATTAGTGTGGCCGCATCGGCGCAAGAAATGTTTGCCATGATATTTTAGAACGGATGCGAAGTGATGAACCAAGCCGTACCGTTCGAAATGATGGTAATCGAATTCCATTGCGGGGACAGCACATGTGTGGCCGCTCCGTCAATCGTCTCGGACGCGTACGCATCAACCGTCACCGTATTCGCGCCAGCATTGATGCGCTTGAAAACGTAGATACGACCAGCAACCAACGCCGCCGGGGGCAATGTCAGCGTAATCGCGCCAGCCGTCGCATCGCAGACCAAGAAGTAATCGCCGCTCACCACGCTGCCGCTGGTCGTCACGGACCGATACGCACCGCGTGTCGCACCGCCGCCCTGAAGATACGTCGCAATGCGGTTCTCCAGCGCCAGCTTGGCCAACTCAACCTCCCACGGTGAGCGACATCCCAGCGACGCCGCCTCGTTGATGAGCGTTGCCGCCTCGTCGCATGTGATGTTTGGCATATCGTTCTATTGAAAAATCGGTTATCGTGCCATCGGACCAGCGCCGCGCTGCATCACCTCGGCGATAAAACCGCCGCCGCCGGGAGCCTCGCCCTCCTCCTCCATCTCCTCCTCCTCACCGCGCTCGGCCAGCTTCTTGCCCTTGGATTTCTTCTCGTATCCGGGAATGGCCACACCATCAATCTCGATGACCTCCGCCTTACCGCCCTTGCCAAGAACGATAGTCGCCATAGTCTGGAACGCTTCGCCCTCCGCAAGGTTCTCGGGGATTTCTACGCCTTTTGGAATCGTAAATGACGGCATACGGGGAGCATTACGCGACCCATTGGGATGTCAATGTCTAAGCGATAACGGGCAATAAAAAACCCGCCACTAACTTTTCGGGCCAGTGACGGGGTGCCTCGTTGTGAGGCGATTTACAAGACATTCAACCTATTGATTCAACCGAGGCAACGATGTCCCAAAAAGAAAAACCCGCAAGCATTTTCACGCCTGCGGATCTTTCGTATGAACCTCTGATCGATTACGAGCAGATGATCTGGGTTAAACTGCCTGTGCAACGTCGGAAGATGATGGTCATTCCTTGGTTGGTGAATATAGGCTCACTTGCGTGAACGAACTCAGCATAATGCTGACCCTTCTTCTCCAGCGGATCGGCGCAATCCACATCGAGCTTGTAGGCACCAGTCACCCACTGCCACTCGCCCATGTAGTTGGTCGGCATCCAGCTCAGATCGCCAACCCGATTGACGGGCCGCACGATGTGGCTCTTGAATACATACGGAGTCACGATGAACGCAGCCTCGTACGGAGCGGTCGTCCAGCTCGAATTGACGCTGAACACAGTACCCTTCGTTCCGCTCGCACTGGTGAACGGCTGCACCAGCGTGTATTTGCCGCCAGCATAAGTGAAGCGGGGCGGAAACAGATTCGGCACATGGCGATAGTTCTTAATCACCCGGTTCGCACCGATCCGCTTGAGCAACTCCGCTCCAGCGCCACTTCCCTGATCAGCGAAGCGCAAGTCATCGCGGAACGCGGGGTTGTTCTGAGCGATACGCTGCGAAGCCTCCAAGCCGATATATAGCGGAAATACCGGACCATCGCTGCTGTACGAGATGAAACCGGAGCTATCAGGATTCGTCGCACCGTTACGGATCAGTGTAGCAGCCGCGACATCCAGCATCTCTTGAGTCAACTCAGAGGTGGACTGATTGAGCGCCTGACCAGCCGATCCGGTCTGAATCCACGGGAACTCATTCACGCCAGAGGGAATCGTCTCGACCTGAGTGAAGGACGAGTCGGCCACAGCCTTGATGGCGAACTTGGCGAAGGTGTTCTGATAGCGGGTTTCCCATGAACGCTGTGCGCGGATCGAGAGCTTCTCCAAGTACACGCGCAAGAACGCCTCGACGCGATGGTCGAAGGTCAGATCGTCCTTACACAGGAGCGGACCTTTGAGGGCGAAACGCTCAGGACTCCAAGTAACGGCATTATAGCCGACCGGAACCTCGCTGTAAGTGACATCGCAAGCGCCACCGTTCTCGCCACTGGCGAGCGTGATAGCCGACCACTCCTCAGCCGCAGTCGGCTCGATGGAAGTGGTGGTGAACGAGGTCTGGGTCAAGCCAGTACCTTGAGGATACTCTCCGCGCTCAATCATATTGAGCCACATCGAGCGATACGAGGCGCGTTTATAGACGTCCTGCGCGAGCGACTCAGTCGCTACGGCGAAGGCGTTGAAGACATTGGGACAAGCCATATTGAGAAAAAATTAAACCGACGTTATCTGCATTTGGTAGGCCATTCTATCCATCCATCAAACGATGGCGGACCGGACCTACGCGCTGACCGATGCGGAGCGTCATTGCCGCTTAGACAGTTTTGCGATGGCTGACCAAGCCTCCGCCTTGCTTAAGGTCGATAGCCGGACTGAGACACACTGGTGCCTTACGCGTCAATCAGAATAAGTCTTGATTGGGAATACTATCAGTCAGTTCGCTCTGCTCGGCAATGTAGCTTTTGTATCCCTTGATGATCGTTCCGATCCTGTGCGGCTGGATGATATGCTCCTTCGCGATGAATCCCCTGAACGTATACGGACCGGGAAATTGACCCGTCATCAGAGCATAGAAATCCACGCCATCGGTCTTCGAACCTTTGCGCGCATCGACCAGCAGCTTTCCATTCTCGTACTTCGTCGTCTTTACATCGATGCGAATGCCCGGAGGGATAGGCGGGATAATCGCGTCGTAGAGCGGGTGCGGAGGCTCACGATCCGTGTCGATGTCGGGATAGACATTGAATAGCTTACAGAAGGCTATCTCGCCGCACACGCCTTCCAGATCCACCGTCGCAGGGTCAGCATCGCTTACCTTCAAGTTCGTAGTGTTGAAATGACGATTATTGCCGTTGCGATTCTTGGCTACGAAGTGGGCCAACTTCCTCTCAGCTTGATTGAGAGAAATAACTTGACCAATTTTAATTTTACTTAACATGGTCAAAAAGACGGAAAATTTTTGAGGGGGGTATCGTAAACGAAGCCCACCCGCAAAGGGGGTGCCAGGTCTTACGTCAACTTTCGTGCCATTCTATGGAAAAACAATCCTTTTCCCCCTAGGACATAGAATGTCCGCCTATAGTATGATAATATGCATTATCGGACTGTAGCGCC